TCGATCTCACAGAATCTGACCTAACGAAGCTACCAGTGGACTGCCTGGAAGGGCGTCAAGAACGTCAAGTCCTTCTCTTGTCAATTCGACGAGGACGCTGAGACGTACACCGTCTACGGGTACGACGGACCAGAAGTTCACCTTTGCAAGATCTGGAAGGGAGCGGTCCCCGACGGAGTCCTGAGTGTCTACAGCCAAGAGCAGAACGATGCCGACAAGGCTGACTTCGAGACGCACTACAAAGACACTGCCAACTGGCCCCTGGAAAAGCGAGAGAAGGACGGACGTCTCGTGGCTCGCATCAGCACTGCGACCAGCGGCCACCTGTTCCGGCTTCGCGCCTACAGCTTCAAGACCTGCAACCCCAGCACCCTTCACAACTGCAAGCCCGACGGCAGCAGTTATGGTGACGTTACCGTCACCGAGTTCGACGGCAATGGCGATGTGATTACCGGCTCCGACTTCACGGCTTCAGTGAAGACCTACATCGACTTCGAGGCCCAGCAAGACATTGAACTGATCGGCGGCTGGTCTGAGATTGACGACAGCATTCATGGCAGCGGCATGGGTGCCTGGTATCTGAGCTGCATCGCTGCTCCCGACGTCCCTGCCCAGTACGGGGGCTGCATTGACTTCATCTCGGAAGCCGACCTCGGCGCCCTCCAAGACAAGCGAATTGTCACAGACGGTCGAAGCTCGGCGCTCATCAAATATGACCCCACGTACCACTCTGGGAAGATTCGCATCATCATCAAGCATCCAGCTGGAGTCCAGAAAGACTTTCAGTTCTTCATGGAGACCTTCCGATAATGAACTACGTCGGCTTCAGCACCACCAACAAAATCATCTCGCGCATCATTCGCTGGGTCACCCACTCAGAGGTGAGCCACACCTTCCTCGCCTACCAAGCCTTCAACCGCATCTGGGTTCTTGAAGCTGGATTCCTGGGCGTTTCCATCGTGCCTCTGGACAAGTTCAAGGCCAAGAACAACATCGTCCTCATGGTGCCAGTCCGAGAGCTGAGCCCAGACGACCTTGGAGCTGCGATGGACCAGCTTGGAACCGCCTACGATTTCGGTGGCCTCCTGGGAGCAATCTTCCCTGTGATTGGTCATTGGTTCAAGAGAAAGTGGAAAAACCCATGGAACAACCCCAAAGCCATGTTCTGCTCGGAGCTGGTCGTCTACAGCCTCCAGTCTGCCAAGTTCCCTGGCACAGAAGCCCTCGTGCCTGCGGATACAAGCCCCCAGGACCTCAAGGATTTTTTCACCGAGCACTACCTGAACAGGAGCTAAGCTAAGCGATGCTCCTGGCGACTGTCAACGAGGCGGTAACCCTGTCAGTACTGGCGTCCGATGGTCGGACTGACCTGTATGGACAGGCACGCCTTTACAACAGCGCCGGCTCATTGTCTGCCACCGTCAACCTTGGCCACACCTCCGAGGGGCTCTACCAGGCCCAGCATACCCCCTCAGTCGAAGGCTACTTCAGCGTGGTGTACCAGCTCTACTTCGATTCAGGCCACACCATCGATGCCGGCTACGAGCACCATGGTGAGACCCTCGACGTCAACAGCTTCCGCACCAACATCCTCAAGGTCCTCGGTCTCGTGCACGAGAATACCGTTGTGGATATGCAGACCTACGACGTGGATGGCAACCTCCTGTCTGCCCGCGTCAGAGCCTACGACAGCGCCATCAACGCCACCAACGCGGCAGCTGTCAGCCCCAGCTCGTACGTGACGGGCCTGAAGTTCAGCTGGACCGTATCGGCGGAGTACGCAACCGGTCTCCTCAACAAGTACAGCATTGTGAGGGTCTAGGCCATGACGGCAATCTTTGAGTCCAAGAGGTTTTTCGATGACCGTCGCCCTGCTCACAAGGGGTTACATCTCCCCTGTGAAGAAAATTGTCGAGCAGGTTCCACTGAGCCCCTCAGATGGTCAGGCTCTGCTTGTGAAAGCTCTGGAGCTTCCCTTGTCCCCTAGTTTGACCACAGAAGCTCTCGGCATCCACCAGAGCGACGTCATCATTCGGACTGCCATTGTTGCAGCTCTGGCCGACCTACGCGCCAACCCCTGGCTACTCGACTACGTCTTCGCGTCTCTCCCCAAGGATGAGATGACCATGAAGGACTATGGCGAGAAGAGCGTCGAGAGGGCCAAGGAGTGGTTTCTCAAGACCAAGATTCCAGTGGCTATGGTTCCCAGGCTCAACGAGGCCCAGGTCCCGTGCATCACCATCAAGCTCCAAGACAGCCAGGAGTCTGAGGTCACCCTCGCCGACGTTCACTACCAACCCACCGAGCTGAACGATGGCGTCTGGCCCAACATCGTGGGCCCATTCACACCGGCCAAATACAACGCAGCAACCGGCATCATGGTCCCTCCAGCCGGCGCTCTTGGCGACGCACTTCTTGCGCCAAACATGGTCGTCATCGATGCCACCGGCAAAGTCCACACCATCATCGAAGCCTTCGACGATGGCAGCTTCAGCATCAAGCAGGGCACCATCGCCGACTTCACCGGCTCCGTCATCCGAGGCCAGAAGCCGAGCTACATCACCCAGCTTGAGTCTGTGGCCTACCGCGAGTCCTACCTCATCGGTGTTCATGTCGGCGGCGAGCCAGTGTACCTGACCTGGATGCACTCCATCCTCGTCTTCGTGCTCCTTCGCTACAAGCAGGCCCTCCTGGAAAGCCGTGGCTTCGAGCGCTCTGTCGTCAACAGCACAGACTTTGACCGCAACGAGTACTTCGAGGCTGAGATGGTCTTCAGCCGCTACCTGACCATCACCGGCTACGTCCGTCAGTACTGGCCGAAAGCCATCGACCCGCGCATCACCCACATGGCCTCCAATGGGCCAGGCGTGCTGGACCCCAACGCACAGGGCATCAAAATCATCGGAGCTGGCAAACTGCCGGATGAAGTTGATCCAAACTCAGCCTCGTGGATTGGCGACAAAGACACTCTGGGCAAGAAATAATCTTAAGGACGACCATGGGATTCCCCAAGCACCCGATTTTCAGTGGCTCAACCTTCGGACTGATGTCCGGCGAGAAGCCGTTGTTCCAGCCACAGGTCCCGGGTGGGCACGAAGCACTTGGACAGGCCCTTCAGCAGATGGGCCTACATGCAGAGCCAACCAGTGGTAAGTACAAGGAGCCTGAGCGTTCCTACATCGTCCATGGTGCAACTCTAGCTCAAATGCAGCAGCTGGGCAAGATGTTTGGACAGGAGTCGGTCGTCCACAGCCAGAATGGCCAGCACCGCCTCGTGTACACGAATGGCGAGCATGAGGGCAAGTTCCACCAGACGAACCCACAGAACCCCATTGAGCACTTCGAGCAGCCCCCAGACGACTTCTACACCAGCCTCCCCGGTCACGGTCACGCTCGCATCAACTTCGACTTCACGAAGATGCACGACCTCGACCCGGTGAACAAGGCAGAGCGCGAGTTCAGCCCAGAGCTTGTTGCCTACCTGATGAAGAACAGCCTGGCTGAGCTTCTGGCCGACCAGGCTCCAGTTCGAGCCCATCCCCACAACTACGAGTGGCACGATGGCCACAGTAGCCACCACGAAGAAGACCTCGCTGCCCCTCAGCTCCCCGGCCTCACAAAGGCCGATGCTCCAGGTGCCCATCCACACATGGACACCCCACCGAAGCCGCCCCCTGGTCAGCACCCGACCAATGAGCAGGCAGCTGGTGTTGGGGTCAGCACCTACAAGCAGTTCGCGTTGCCTTACGGTGATGTGAAGCCCGGCTCGAAGCCGGACCTACTGCACTACAACTACCATGGCAAGCTGCCTGAGGCTGAGGGCCTGGTCCATGACCACGGCTACAAGACCTACTACGCCGGCGGCAAGTATGGCAAGCCCGACCTGGCCAACAAGAACTACAACACCGGCCACCTGATGGTCTATGACCCGAGCCCAGAAGCGGGAGCAAACTTTGGGCACGAGAACTACACCAACGCCTGGCGTCAGATTCACGAGCTGGCACATGCCCTCACCCTGCCCGAGCTGAACAAGATTTACGGTGAAGGCCGTCGTATGGGCAAGCTCGGCACACATCGCACTACACATGAGGCCCTCAGGGCTGTTCATTGGGAGTGGCTGGCGGCGCACAAGCAGCGAGAGCTGTCGAAGCAGATTGGCGTGCCCATCAAGGATGAAGACTTCCACAAAGAGCTGAACACCGTCATGCACGATGCAGCACACCGCGCTGTGACCGGCAAGTTCACCGAGCCCTCTGGTGAGGGCTTCACTCCGCACTCCCACAAGGTCCCACTCCATACTGCGCTGCAGATGGTGCGAGATGCGGGAAACCAGATGGGCCTTAAGGGCCTGCACGACTTGGTCCAGAAAGGCTTGCAGAAAAACCTCCCCAGCCAGGCCCCGGCACCAGCGATGCACAACACTGTTGAGGGGTTCATGGGCGCTCTCAAGGCGATGCCCAAGGGCGACCCATCTCGCGGCAAGCACATCACCTCTCACATGAACCACGCCCCCTTCCTGACGGCTCTCGCCAGCCATCCTCAAGGCAAGCAGATTCACAGCATGCTGACGGCACATCTCAACAGTACCGCCAATGCGGGTCTCAAACCTGGTTCGACCCAGGTCACCGTGAAATCTGAGGCCCCGGTAACAATCTTTTCCAAGACTGAAGGAGACACCCCCGTGGCTGACGACAAAATGTACTCACCAGAGGAAGCCCGAGAGATTCTCATCAAGGCTACTCGCGAGAAGGTTGACGCCTACGCGAAGGAAATCGAGGCTCTACGCAGTCGCGAGCTGAAGAAGGCCCTCATCCCCAATCACAAGCACAACCAGGCCAGTCAGGCCAGTGCTGGTGTGGAGGATGTGCCCCCAGGCAAGGTGAATCCCAAGGGTGTGGACAAGAGTGCTCAAGAGGGCACTGGTCCAGCCATGGCGATGAGTGAGCTTTGCAAGGGTTGCGGCAAGTCGCACCCCTTGGACAAGAAGTGCATGGACAAGGCCGAGGACATGGACAAAGCAGTCGACAAAATCATCGTCCACGGTGACAAGAAGCCCGCCCCCGCCCCTCCTGGTGCAGACTACACCGTCAAGCCAGGTAAAGACAAGACCGTCATCGAAGCCAAGAAGTCTGAGCTGGTGGATGCCAAGGGCAACAAGAAAGACAACCACACCGTCTCAGGCAGCAAGACCCCCGACGACAAGAAGTCTGCCCATGTCAACAAGCCAGGAAAGTCCAGCAAGACCGCAGGGTCTGGTGGGGCGATCCTGCCCGGTTCCAAGCTCAAGAAGTCGGCTGGTGCACCACCGATGGCCAAGCCCCCAAGCGGCGCCAACATGGGTACCTCGGTCCCGACCAGCGCCCCCAAGGCACCTGCCATGAAGACCGGCCTGGAGAAGGGCATCATGGTGGACGCCGCCAAGCAGGCTGACCCCATCAGTGCGGCCCACGCAGCAGCCAAGGCTCCACCGGCTGGTCCTGGCCCAAAGATGCCCAGTCCAGCAGAGCATGCCCAAAGGGCAGCAGGTTTCCAGGCAGCAGCAGGCGGGGCATTCCAGCCCAAGCCGGCGGCTCCTGCAGCTGCAGCCCCCAAGCCAGCTCTCGGTCTCAAGTCCCCGAAAGCAGCCGGCGTGACCCGGTCGGCTGGTCCCGTTCAGAACGCAGCCCGTCCTGTCAAGCCCGGGATTTTCGGCAAGATCGCTGGCGCCTTCGGCAAGGGTGAAGACGAGGGCGACAGGACCCGAGTGTGCGCCCACTGCAGCAAGACCGTGGCAGCAGACAAGGGTCACGCCTGCCCAGAGCAGAGCAAGTGGCTCAAAGACAACAAGGAAGCTACCGCCGCCGGCAAGAAAGGCGTCCCAACCAAACCCTCAGGTAAGAAGTAAGCCCACCGGGTCTTAATCTTCTCAACAGAATTCAGGAGAACCGCTACCATGGCTCAATCGTACGTTACCGACGCAGGCACGCTGATTATCCCGGGTGCCTACAGCAGCATCAAGGTGCAGACCGCGAACAGCGGGCTCGCGGCCACGGGCATCCTGATGCTCATCGGTGAGGCCGATGCAGGACCTCGTTTCAACTCTGAAGCGGACCTGGAGTTGAACGCCTTTGGTCCTGACCAGCTGGCCGCAGTCGTCAGCAAGTACAAGTCGGGCCCCCTGGTGGACGCATTCCGCAGTGCAGCTGCACCGGCCAATGACCCGAACATCACGGGCTCTCCCAACCGCTTCATCCTCATCAAGACCAACCTGAGCACCAAGGCTTCTGGTGTTCTCACCAAGCAAGCTGGTGGTACCTATGGCACGCTGAAGGACAAGTCCTACGGCAAGCTTGGTAACCTGATTTACTTCCAGGTCGCTGCAGCCACTTCCGAGGTTGTTCCTAGCTCTGGCCTCACGACCTTCATTCCTCCGGTCGGCACTGCTGGCGTGAACTTCCGTGTCAATGGCGGCGCAGCTGTTGGCACCACCCTGACTGCGAACATTCAGCCCCCTGCTGCTGTCGCCCTCATCAACGGCCTGTCTGGCGTTCTGGCTACCGGCGGCGCCGACCGTGGTCTCCTGACCGTCAGCGGCACCCTGGCACTCGACCAGAACCCCGGTGGGGCTGGTGCGACTGTCATCGACCTGACTCGCAGTGGCGCATGGGCAGTCCAGCCCACCGCTGGCGACACCCTCATCATCCCCGTTGGCTCTGTAGTCGAAGGTGCGAGCCAGGAGAACGTGGGTGCGTATGTCGTCACTGCCAGCACCGCCAACACCCTTCGTGCGACCAAGCTCAGCGACGCAGGCAAGGTGTCCCCGGCCCCGGTGATTGGCACCATCACCACCCCTGCAGACGTCACGGCTGTTGCCATTGTGGCCACGACCGACGCTCAGGCGTTCGCCCCCATCATCATCAGCAATGAAGCCGGAGACCCTATCGATGGTCTTGGCAAGGCCCTGGAAGTCGCACAGATGACTTCCGGGACCGACCTCTTGGAGCGGACCCTGTACCTGCTCGCCAGCACCGCTTCGGCGACCTGGATTAGCAAGTCCGGCTCCCCGAAGCTCCTGACCAGCAGCGCCGAGTACAAGGCCAACCTGCAGGTCAACCGTCAGACCGACGGCATCAGTGAGGAACTCATCGCAGGCGGCGAGGTGGCCCTGAAGATTGGCTACCTGGGCACCACTGCAACCGTGACCATCACTGACACGACCCTGTCGACGACTGTGGTCGGTGGCGCAGGTGGCAGCCTTCCTCCCATCACCCTGGCCGATTTCCCGACCATCAGCGACCTGGCTACTTACATCAACAGCCAGACCGGCTACAGCTGCTCTGTGGGCACTGCCGTCCTCGGCCAGCTCCCCAGCACGGCTCTTGACAATGTCACCGCTGCATCTATCTGTGGTGAGTACGGTGAGAAGCCGGGCCGCATCAAGATTGATGGCTACCGGATGTTCGCCCAGATTCGCGACAGCTCCGTTCTCGTGCAGCTCAACGAGCCCGAAGTGCAGGCTGGCTCCGGCCTCCCCAAGGTCACCACCTCCGTTGCCTACCTGGCCGGTGGGACGAAGGGTGGCAGCTCTGGCGCTGACTTCACTGCCGGCATCGATGCATGTGCGATGGTCCGTGGCAACTTCCTCGTCCCCCTTGTCAGCCGTGATGCAGCCTCGGACTACGCCGATGGCCTGACCGAGTCCAGCTCCAGCTACGCCGTTGACACTGTCAATGCCTATGCGAAGAGCCACTGTCTCAAGATGTCCACCTTGAAGAAGCGCCGGAATCGCCAGGCCTTCTGCAGCAAGGAAGACAGCTTCACCAACTGCCGTGAGGCCTCTGCCAACCTGGCCAGCTTCCGGGTCAGCCTGGCGTTCCAGGACTTCAAGCAGGTGAACAGCCAGGGTGTCCTGACTCAGTTCCAGCCCTGGATGGGTGCCTGCCTCGCTGCAGGTATGCAGGCAGCAGGCTTCTACAAGGCCATCTTCAACAAGGGCATCAACACCTCCGGCGTTGTCATGCGGGATGGTAGCTTCAACGACAAGGACGAGACTCAGGTTGAGGATGCACTTCTCAGCGGCCTCCTGCCGGCCCGCAAGGCCCTCACCGGTGGCTTCACCTGGGTTTCTGACCAGACCACCTACGGTAAGGACAACAACTTCGTCTTCAACAGCATCCAGGCCGTCTATGTGGCTGACATCATTGCTCTGAGCACCGCTCAGCGCATGGAAGCAGCTTTCGTTGGTCAGTCAGTTGCTGATGTCAGTGCCGGCATCGCTCTGGCCTATCTGGAAGGCATCATGGCCGACTTCATGTCCCTCAAGCTCATCGCTCCTTCGGATGACGCACCCAAGGGCTTCAAGAACGCTGTGGTTCAAATCAGTGGTCCTGCCATGGTGGTCAGCCTCGAAGTCAAACTCGCTGGGGCGCTGTATTTTATTCCTGTGAGTTTTCTCATCTCTCAAGTTACCCAGACCGCATAATATGGAAGGCACTGGCCACATTTATGGTCTGGAGGATCCCCGCACCGGAGAAATTCGGTATGTAGGCCAGACCATTCAGGGGCTTCGTGATCGTCTCTGGGAGCATATCTGCCCCTCAAAGACCCGAGCTAAGACTCACAAAAACAGTTGGATCGTAGGTCTTAGGCGTCTAGGTCTTATTCCCGAAATCGTGCCCATTCAGTCTCTTCCGATCTCTCAACTTTCGAAGGCGGAGATTTTCTGGATTTCTGAATTGCGCAGCCGTGGCTATAGACTGACCAATGGTACTGATGGCGGAGAAGGGACCACTGCCGGTAAGCCAAGGTCTTTCACCGAAGAGGGCCGAAAGCGCTGCTCAGAAAATGCCCGGAGAGTTCATTCAGTGCCAGTTATTGAAATGACGACTGGTGTTCTCTATCCATCGGCAAGAGAGGCAGAAAGGGGTCT